AAACTTTGAAAAAAAGCTTACTCAAGCACAGGCTGCGGCGCGCACGGTTATGGGTGACACTGAAATATTTGACCAGATTCAACTAGCAGACGGGCGCGTATTGGGCGATCACCCTGCTATTATTAGAACATTCTCCCGCATGGCAGAAATGCTAGGAGAAGATGGCTTGGTCGGGGAACCGACTGAGGTTGTTATGAGTTCTCAGGATGCGCAAAAGCTCATTCAAGAACATATGCAACCAAATACGCCATATACAGTTGCAGGTCATCCAGGCCATGACGCGGCAGTAGCCGAGGTCTTGCGTTTGCGTGGCTATGTATAGTGGACAACCGAAAGGCCCACGCCGACAAACCTGTGTGTCAGGTGGACTAGCTGCCCTAAGCAGCAGCAAGGCCTCTTCGGAGATAACCATGCGTAGCAAACATAAACTTAATCTGTAGGAGAGACCAAATGTCTACTCAAATTACTACGGCTTTCGTCCAACAGTTCTCTGCGAACATCCAAATGCTGTCACAGCAAATGGGTTCTCTGCTGCGCAATGCGGTAGATGTGGAAAGCGTAAACGGCGAGAAAGCCTTTTTCGACCAAGTGGGATCAGCAGCTGCTATCCTGCGTACTTCCCGTCATGCGGATACACCGATTGTGGACACACCACATTCACGCCGTATGGTTACTATGTCTGACTATGAGTATGCCGATCTGATCGACGATCAGGACAAAGTGCGGTTGCTTGTTGATCCGACTTCAACATATAGCCGTGCTGCTGCCGCAGCTATGGGCCGCGCAATGGATGATGTTATCATCTCTGCTGCTCTTGGCAGCGCCTCAACAGGCAAAGACGGCTCAACAACCACGGCATTGCCTTCAACCCAAAAGATTGCACATGGATCTGCCGGTCTGACGCTTGCTAAATTGCTTGATGCAAAGCAAATACTTGACGAAGGTAATGTCGATCCGTCGATCCAGCGTCACATTGTTTGTTCGCCTAAGCAAATCACTGATCTATTGAATAACACAACTGTTACTTCAACAGATTTCAACACTGTAAAAGCGTTGGCAATGGGTGAGCTTAACAGCTTTGTTGGCTTTAACTTCATCGTTTCAAACCGTTTGGGCTTGGATAGTAACTCTGATCGTCAAGTGATTGCGTTTGCAAGCGATGGCATCAAGTGTGCAATTGGTAAAGAGCCAGCTGCGCGGATTGATGAACGTGCAGACAAGTCATACGCAACTCAGGTTTACTATTGTCAGTCTGTCGGCGCGACACGGATGGAAGAAGCCAAAGTTGTCGAAATCGCGTGCAGCGAATAAGGAGACTGAAAAATGGCTACTGTATATTCAACACAACGTACTAACTCACGCGCAACACCAGCCGTGATGAACAAAGCTAATGAGCTTGCGGGTCGTATCCGTGTAGCTCACGGCACATACGAAGCATCTTCCTTGGCGTCTGGTGACGTTATTGAGATGTTCACACTACCAGACGGAGCGCGTTTGCTTGAGGGTTCTCTTGCGCATGACGCTCTTGGTGGATCAACTACATTGTCAGTGGGGTATGCAGCGCATACAAATGCTGCTGGCACTGCTGTTTCTGCCGCTGCGGCTGCTTACAAAGCTGCTGCTGCTTCAACATCTGCTCAGAAAGTAGACATCCTTGCGACCTTAGCTTTAGGCTCAGGTACAGAGACAGATACTAATGAAGATGGTGTTGTTATCACAGTCACGATGGGCGGTGCTGCTGGCACTGGCACTATTGAGGTGACTATCAAGTATGTGGTAGACTAATAAGAGCGGGGGCGGCTTGTCGCCCCCTCTCCCTTATGGAGATAGCAGATGACCAGCGTTGTAGACATTGCCAATTACGCACTAAATTCTTTAGGTGCTTCCAACATTACGTCCCTTGGTGAGAACAGTAAACCAGCCAGGATTGTTAATCAGCGTTATGAGGCAGTTCGGGACAGCGTGTTTAGGTCTCACCCTTGGAATTGCCTGATACGCAGAGCGGAGCTTGCGCAAGAAACAGACGCACCTGTTTACGGCTATGCCCGTCAGTATGCGTTACCGTCTGATCCATATTGCTTGCGTGTGCTACAGTTTAGCAATGGGTCAATGACTTATCCTTTTGACAACATGCGCAGCAACAATGATACACCGCCTTTTATAATCGAAGGCCGTAAACTTTTGACAGATGAAGGCACAGCCAAGATTAAGTACGTTGCCAGGATTACAGACCCACAGCAATACGATGCTGGACTGATTGAGGTTTTGGCCTCTCGTTTGGCCTATGAAGTTTCCTATGCGATTACTGGATCAACAACTGTTCGGCAAATTGCTGCGGCTGACTTTGATCGTAAGCTAAAGGATGCTCGTTTCGAGGACGCAACAGAAGGCGCGCCAGAGCGCATTGAGGCTAGTGACTTTATTGAGGCGAGGTTCTAAATGGCTCGTTCCGCCCCAGCGATCAGCACGTTTACATCTGGCGAGATCTCTCCGCGCCTTGAGGGCCGTATTGAGATTGAAAAGTATCGCTCTGGGTTATCTGACTTAACCAACATGATTGTGCAGCCACACGGGGGTTTGACACGCAGGCCAGGCACAGAATACTTGGGTGCTGTCAAGGATAGCTCCGTCAAGACACGGCTAATCCCCTTCCAGTTCAAAACCTCTGACACTTATATATTAGAGTTTGGCGATCAATACATGCGGGTTTTCCGAAACGGATTGCAAGTTTTGACAGGATCGGCAAAGAGCATTACGGCTGCAACAAAGGCAGACCCTGTTGTTATTACGAGTAACAGCCACGGTTACAGCAACGGTGATGAAATCTACCTGGATAGCGTAGGCGGCATGACTGAGCTAAACGGCCGCAACTACATTGTTGCCAACAGCACAGCAAACACTTATTCGCTGCAAGATCTGTTTGGCAATGACATTGATTCAACCAATTACACGACCTACACTTCTGGCGGGGCTACTGACGAGATATACCAACAAACAACGCCGTATGCTGCTGCTGACATTTTTGATCTACGCTTTGCCCAATCTGCGGATGTTATGTATTTTGCGCACCCGAGCTATGCTGTTCGCACATTATCCCGCACAGATCACAATGCCTGGACGTTTGCCACTCCTACGATTAACGAGAACAATACGCCAGTCCTTACCAGCGCCAACAACTATCCTAGCGTTGTTACATTTTTTGAGCAGCGCCTTGTGTTTGCAGCAACGAATAACAACCCACAGACCTTGTGGTTCTCACAAAGTGCCGACTATTTAAACTTTCACACCGGAACCAGTGCTAATGATGCTCTGATCTACACGATTGCATCAAACCAGGTAAACAGTATTCGTTATCTTTCGGCTACGCGAGTGCTAACAATAGGCACTTCTGGCGGCGAATACGTTTTAACAACAACAAATGATGGGCCAATTACCCCAACGACCACACAGATCCGCAAGTATTCTAACTATGGATCTGCAAATATAGAGCCCGTCCAGGTTGCTGACGTTACTCTTTTCTTGCAGCGCGGTAATCGCAAGGTGCGAGAGTTTAAGTATGTTGGTGAGGTCAATACTTCTGGCTATCAAGCCCCAGATATAACTGTTTTGGCAGAGCATATTACTGAAGGTGGCATTGAGGGCTTTGCTTACCAGCAAGAGCCGGAGAACATTGTTTGGTGTGTTCGTGCTGATGGCACACTTTTGGGCCTAACGTATCGCCGCGAAGAGGCTGTTGTTGCATGGCATAAGCATGTGATTGGCGGCGAGTTTGATAGCGGTCAAGCGGTTGTCGAAAGCATATCTACGTTGCCCACCGACACCGGCAACGACGAGCTTTATATGATTGTTAAGCGCACGATCAACGGTCAAACAATGCGCTATGTTGAGGTTATGAAAGACTTTGACTTTGGCAGCGATACAACATCTGCGTTCTTTGTTGACAGTGGGCTTGTCTATGCCGGTAGCGCCGTATCAGGTTTTAGCGCGATGTATCACCTGGAAGGCGATGATGTTTCTATCCTGGCTAATGGTGCAAGCCACCCTGACAAGACTGTATCAAGCGGAGCAATTACTTTAGATTTTTCCGCAACAAGCGCGGCTATTGGGTATGGCTACACTTCAAGTATGCAGACGCTGCGATTAGAAAGCGGGTCTCAAGACGGTACATCCCAAGGCAAACCTAAAAGAATTCACGGTATTACAATGCGTTTGTTTGAAACTGTTGGCGTTGAAATCGGAAACGACTCTGGCGAAATAGACCGCGTTTTCTTCCGCGATAGCTCTATGGCTATGGATGAAGCTGTACCCTTGTTTACTGGTGATAAAGATATTGAATTCCAGGGTGGGTTTGATGACGATGATAGGATATACTTGCAACAGACACAGCCCTTGCCGCTTACAATCTTAGCCCTGTATCCACGCATGAACACGTTTGACAAATGATGGCAGTAACACTTACCAGATCGCACGTTTTACACGCAGCTAAGAACGCTACGAAAGAAAATGATATGCAGGTAAAATATGTTTTAAGCACGTTAGATGCGTTTACCGCCCCTGGGCGTGGATTTGCTTTGATAGAGGACGGAGTGGTTTACGCTGTTGCTGGAATGGCGGAGCTTTGGGATGGTGTTGTCGAGGCTTGGATAATTCCCACCGAGGCCATTAAGGAAAAAAAGGTGAAAACCTCACGCGCACTTTGGCGGGAATTTCACTCTATGGCTAAAAGGTTGAAGCCCAGAAGGATGCAGACTTCTGTGCGGCATGACTTTATTGAGGCTCACAGGTTGGTTAAGTTCCTGGGCTTCCAAAGCGAGGGCTTGATGAAACAGTATGGGCCTGACGGTCTTGACTATGAGAGGTACGCAAAATGGTAATGGAAGCTTTAGCTATTGCTAATATGGGCCTGTCAATATTAGGCGGTATTAACCAACAATCTGCGGCCAATCGCGCAGCGGCAGCGCAGCAGCGTATCGGTGAGTTTAACGCACAGATCATTGAGCGTGATGTGAACCTCTTAGAAAACCAGCGCACGATCATAAACAATAATACGTTGATCTCTAACACGCGAAAGCGGATGCAGTTTCGCAAGGTGCAGGGCGAGGTTGTTGCAAATTTTGCGTATGCCGGTATCGACATTGCTCAGGGCACTCCAATGGAGGTGTTGCGTGAGAACGCTAGAGAACTTGAGTATGAGATAACGGTTGATAAGTTTAACAACTACGTCACCAATATGCAGATCAACGATGCCCAGGAAGACGCCAAGCTTACTGCCCAAATGTCCCGTATGGAGGCGGGGGCAGGCGCAGCGGCAATGCGCGCACAAGGTACAGCAAGCTTAATCTCAGGCTTTGGGCAGGCCGCTCAAATGGGTTATAACAGCAACATATTCACGCCAACTAAAACGACAGCGACAACGTAACGGAGCCGGTACATGAGAATTCCCACATACACAGCCGGATCGCAAATGACCTCCGAAGCTCCTGGTCGTAGCTTTCGAACCAGGGCAAACGCACAGCCTTTTGTGCAACAGGCTCAAGCCCAGAACGCTATAGCTGGTGCGGTGATAGGACAAGCGGCTGAGTTTACGGCAATGCGCTACAAGGCTGCGCGTGAAACGCAGATCAATGAAAAGCTTTTGGCTGGCGAAGAGGCGTTACGCCAAGAGGCTTTAAACCTGTCAAAGATCGAGACCGGCAAGCTTCGCAATGTCTTCAACGAAGGCGGTAAAGAAGAGGAAGGTCTTTGGTCTCAAGCAAGCAAGTCTACGCGCGAGAAGCTTCTTGAAGATGTAAATGACCGAGAGGCACGGCGTGTTCTGACGGATCGCTTCAACCAAATGGAATTGACCCAACGGTTTTCGTTGCGCAATACGATCGACCAAAAGATAGAGAGCGCCAACGCAGCAGCCCGCACAGCCCGTGCGCAGTCAACCATGCAGAACCTGGCCGCTGTAACTTCACCAGCTGAGTTTGACTTGATTGCTTCCAACTTTGGCGTTGATAGTATTCGCATGGGGCAGCTGGGCCTAGGCAATCCAGACGCATTAAAGAAGCAAGAGCTTGCGGTTATTACCGGCGCGGTAACTAGCAACCTAATGCAAGCGATCCAAAACAGCGACACGCCCAGCCGTGACCTTGAGAATATTCGCCTGGCTATTCGGGACAATGATCCAAACCTAGCAGGCAAAAACCAGCTGCAACTTGCTCTTCTCCAAAAGCTTCCTTTGCAAACGCAGGCCCAGATCCTGCAATCTCTTGGCACTGGCGCTGGGTTTATCGACGCGGCTTCTGCGGAAGAGCAAAAGCAGATCCGCGTTAACAAACAGGTTGGCAAGAAAACCGCCGAACAGGTTACAGCTTACACAAAGATACTCCAAGATGGCGGGACTTTGCCGGGCAATGGAGTTGCTGATCTGGAGAGTTTAGTCTCCCAGGTTACACCATTTATGGACAACGTAGAGGCCGTAGAGCTTCAAGAGGGCTTGGAGGATCTCCGGTACATACAGAATCTTTCTTCTTCAATTAAAACTGTCACTAACCTTCAAGATCTTGACGGTATGATAATGAGCCTTGAGACTGGCGACGAGATGGACGGTCCAGGGTTGCAGGCCAGGGAGTTGCTAGGCCTGGATTTCCTGCGGGGCTTCCGCGCCAATATGGACAAACAACTAGCAGACGATCCTATAGGGTTTGCTTCTAAAACAGGCGCTGTAAAAGTTCAGCCGGTAGACCTAACAGCAGAAGCTATCCAGAGAACGCAAGAGACAGGCGAGGATCAAACCGGCGTTCAGGGCCGAATTTTGGCAGCAATACAAACTCAAGGCCACTACAATTTGTCCGGTCCTCTAAAGATCCTCCGTCCGTCCGAGGCTGCGGCGTATGCCCCAAGGATGAACAAAGGCACGGCTGTTGAAAGGATGCAGGCAATCAACGACATTACACAGCTGTTTGGAGATTACGCTCCTGCTGTTATGGCCCAGATTGCTCCCAACTCACCAGTCACTGCGCACGTTGCGGGTCTCATGCAGGATGGCTTGCTCAATCAGGCTGAGATTATTTTAAATGGTATCGTTGAAATCGAGGAGAATGGTTCTCCGCTTGTCGGGGCTGACAAAGCCTTAGTCAAAGAAGAGATGTTCAAGGTGTTGGGAACGGCGTATGAAAACTTGCCTGGCGGGGTCAATGCCGAGCTTAAAAAGAATATCAGCGATATTGCTGAAGCTTACTACGCCGAATCCCTTTCTCGCCGTGTCAGCAAGGATTTTGATGAAAGTCTATGGTCTGAGGCTGTTTCTGTAGCTTCCGGCTACAATCCTCAGACAGGCGCTGGTGGTGTTCAAGAGGTCTCTGGAAAGCAAACTCTTATACCATACAACCGCACCGCAGATGAAATTAACTATGCTATAGAGAATATAACCTATGAGGCCTTTAACGAGATAGCAACAGATGGCTTCATTGATGAAGAGGTTTTCAAAGAATTCCAGAACCAAGACTATAGCATACAGGTCTTAGGCAAAAGAAACGGCCAAATGGTTTATGGTCTTTTTGACGGTGAGTACGGGGCTGGCGAATATGCCATGCTGACGGACACCTCTGACATTGATATAACATTTACTATGGAAGACCTTGTTAACGCCTCACGCCTATCTCAAAACACTAAGAAATCTGGCGGTTACGGAGCGGGCAAGAGCGATAAGGTTATCATTTCGGATCTGGCGCAAGATTTAAGTAACAGCGATGTTGATTTAAACGACATCGAAAGCGTAAAAGATTTTATTCGGCAGACTGAGGGAACCAATACGTTTATAAGAAGTGGTGCTGCTTTCAATTTTATCCGCAGAGACGCCATTAGGTTGAGGGGCGAACAATGAGTAGTTACCTCAGAAATGAAGTAAACCCAACCTCCTTTGCAACGGCCCCTCGCCGCAGCAAGCCCGAAGGTGGGTTTATCGAAAACGTCAAGAAATCGTTTGACGCTGCTAAGATGCAAAGCGGATCCGCTCCTGAGTTGTATGTTGAGGACACCTGGGAGCCGATCGTTGCTGAGATCGAAAGCATTACTGGCAAGTCATTTAAAAACCCTGGTTCCTATCTAAACCCTAATGTGTTCGCCATTTTGTCTGGCGAGGCTATGCGTGGTTACGGCAAGCGCCGATACGATTACGAAGCGAGACAGGTTGAAAGTTATGTTCGTGCAAACCGTGACGCACTGCCGCCAGAGCTTGTTGTTTCTGTTCTTGATCCAGATCGTGATGATGTTTGGGTCCAGGCAGCGCGTGACAAATACTTTACTGAGCAAAGCGAATTGGCGGAGCTTACATCGAGATCTCCAGGCCTGGGTGCAGCGACTGCAAGGTTTATCGGCGGTACGGCGTTTGCGGCAACCGATCCAATAAACCAGTCTGCTATGGCAATTCCTGGCGGTACTCTGACAAAAGGGAGAGGCCTTCTTGGTCTAGTTTTCTTTGAGGCAGCTGTGAACGCTACCACTGAAGCAATACAGCAGCCCGATGTAGCCGCATGGTACAAGAGCTTAGGCTTGGAATATGGCTGGGAAGAGTTCCGCAACAATGTTGGAACGGCTGCACTTATTGGCGGTGCGTTTCCAGTTGCTATTAAGATCGGTGGGGAGACCATTAAGCTTACTGCGCAGCAAGCTCGTAGAGGCGCACAGGTTCTTAGCGCAGCGTCTGGCGGTAAATCTAAAAATCAAGTAACCGCTGAAGCATTAGAGGATGTCTACACCTCAGCCGCAGAAAGCACTCCCCTGGTTAAAACTCAGGCCGCTGACATAGAGCACAACGCGCGTTTAACAGAGGCAGAGATTGCTTTTACCAACGGCAAGCTTCCCAAGGTATCTGAGATCCCATCATCGCCTGTAGAGTTGCCGGAGAATGTGAACCGGGCGACAAACATTGGCGGTATCGTTGACGAGTTCGACCCTAATGATATTGGCGTCGATGCAAAGACATTCCAGTTCAAAGAAGGTGGCGACGAGTTTGGCGTTACCGATCGGCTCCAGGGTGTAACCCAATGGGATCCTATTAAGGGTGGCATGGTTACTATCTATGAGTATGCGGATGGGCGCTTGTTCATTGCTGACGGACACCAAAGGCTAGGCCTTGCCAAGCGGATCTCTCAGCAAGATCCGTCACAGAATGTTAAAATGATTGGCTATCGTTTGCGCGAGGTTGACGGGATTACGCCCGAAGACGCTATGGTTACAGCGGCTCTGAAGAATATCTCTGAGGGAACCGGCAGCGCGATTGACGCAGCAAAGGTTCTGCGCTCTAGCCCAGACAGGATTGGTGAGTTGCCACCCAGGTCAGCGTTTGTTCGCCAGGCCACAGACCTTGCAAACCTAGTTGGCGATGCTTGGGGCATGGTAAAGAACGAAGTTGTTGCGCCAAACTTTGCGGCTATTGTTGGCCGTTTAATTCCTGGTGATGAAGGATTGCAGAAAGCAGCCCTCGATGTCCTGGCTAAGACAGAGCCAGCCAATGCTTTCCAAGCAGAGTCAATCGTGCGCCAGGTGAGAGAAACTAGCCTGGTATCAGAGACACAGGAAAGCCTGTTTGGCGATGAAGTGCTGACAACAAGTCTGTTTATGGAGCGGGCAAAGGTTTTAGACCGGGCTCAAAAACAGCTGCGCAAAGACAAGTCTTCATTCCAGAACCTTATCAAGAACGCTACGCGGCTTGAGGATGAAGGCAACCTACTAGCAAGAGATGCAAACCAAAGAAGGGCTCAAGAAGATGGCAAAGCGGTCGCGCTCCTCCAAAGTCAAGCGAACAGAAAAGGCGCTCTCTCAGACGCCCTCACAGCAGCAGCAAGAAACGCAAAAGAAACCGGCAACTACAACGCCGCTACAACTAGCTTTATCGAAGATGTCAGACGAGCAATTTCAGCAGGCGAGTTTGACCGCGCAGAAGTTGGCGATGTTGGACGCTCTTTCGATGCTCCAGATGAAATCGCGTCAATACGATCTAGCGCAGAGGAAGGCCAGCTAGACGCCTTCGATGATGCGTTTGGTCAAGGATCGTTAGATCAGGCAAGCCAGCTAGAGGGCGATGTCCTGGGCAGCGTGATTGCCAACGATGCAGCTAAGGCAAAGATCGGCAAGCCTGCCGTTATGCCAGAAGATCGCATTGTTCGCTTGCAAGATATGGACCCTATCGAAAGCAAGGTTCTTGATAGCCAGATTAAAACAGAGCAGAATTTTGTTGATGTCGATGAGATTATGGCGCGCGCAGAACGAAATCATGCTGAATTGACGGATGAGATTTCTAAGGCGGCTAAGTTTGCTGGGGCAACGCAGAAGAAAGCGGCCCTTAAAAAACGTGCTAGGGTCGAAGAAAAGTTGCGTGACAAGTACGCTGGAGATCTTAACAGGATTACAGATGTTGCGCGCGGCGGAATTAGTGCAGACACAAATGATGCAGCAGAGGCATTTGTGTCGGCACTGTCTCAGAGATACAAAGTAATTGACGAAGGTTATGGGTTTACTAGCGAAGGTTACTTTGATCGCAAGCTTTCCGTTATATTCGATGATGGGCAGATTGGCGAAGTGCAGATTTGGCCTCCTGGAATGTTGGAGGCAAAGGTTGGCGGCGGTACAAAGCTTTACAATGTATCGAGAGATCTAAGCCAGCCAGATGCGGCTAGGGCTCAAGCTGTTGAAGATATGAAGAAACTATACGGAGAGGTTGCAGGCAATCTTTCTGAAAGCTGGTCTGCACTTATAAACCGTCAGCTTCCTTCTGGCATAGACCAGCCAAGCCTGGTTGTCAGTGACGCCACCATGTCGCGCGTAACCTCTGGGGAACGTGTGTCAGAAAGTATCTCGCCAGAAGAGATCGGGTTCCAAGACCCGTCAGTTGCAAGCGACACCATTGCGCCTGGTTCAGTTTCGATTGCGGGTATAGACCCATCTACTAGAAAAAATCTCAATGTTGATACCTCCGACACCGATATACTGCTAGAAGAGCTACAAGTCAACTTCAGAGAAGATACCGAAATTCCTATCGGTAGCCGCCTGGACGAAGAGACAAACGAAATCGTGCCGCAATACCAAACATTGCGTGACATGAAGGATGAATTTGACCAGGATGTTAAGATGCTGGATCGTTTAAGAGGGTGCGCAAAATGAGCTTTAGGGAATGTATTGTTAACGCCCAGGCCGAGGGGACCATTACAGAAGCCCAGGCGAAAGAGGCGCGGGATCTTCTCGACGAGCTTGAAGAGCAGTACCAGGGCAAAATGGGTTCCGGCCAGGCGTCTAGCCAGGCAGCGCGTGACACCTTCGATGCACTTGAACGCCAAGCCTTTGAGCGCAAGCGCAAGAAGCTTTTAACCGCTAAAGCCTGGCAGCAAGTCAGTTTTAATATGAGCCAATACAAAGACCGGCTGGGTCGCAGCAATCCTTTCGCCGCTGCTGTAGCTCACCTTGAGCAAGATGGAATGTCTCGTTTCTCTAGCGTTACGCAAAGGGAAGACGCTATCAAAGGCATGGCTTTTGCTGAAATGAGTCAGGTTCTTGGTACGTTTCGGCGCAACCTGGTCGGAGAAGTTCGTCAAAAAGCCCAGCTTAAAAACATGGTTAGAGAGATTTTTGGCGAAAGCACGGGTGATGTCAGCGCAAAAGAGATGGGAGCGGCTGTTACCAAAGTTAACGAAACACTGCGTAAGAAGTTTAATCGCGCCGGTGGTTCTATTGCAAAAAACGAAAAGTTTTATTTGCCTACAAATCATAACAGTTTAGAAATTACAAAGGCTGGATACGAAGATTGGCGCGAAGAAATTTTGTCTACAATTTCACCCAATGACATGACAGACCAGCTGACGGGTCTTGCTTTTACGCCTCAACGCTTAGAGTTGGCTCTAAAAGATGTTTACGAAAGTATCACTACAGAGGGCGCAAACAAAATGTCGCCGGGTGCTGGTGGGCGTGGAAAAAGTCTAGCCAATCAGAGGCAGGACCACCGCTTTTTTGTTTTTAAAGATGCTGATAGTTGGCTCAAATATCAAAGAAGGTTTGGTGACGAAAACGTGTTTGACACTATAGTTTCCCACATTTCCAATATGTCCCGTGATATTGCAATGATGGAAGTGCTTGGACCTAACCCAACGTCAACTATAACATTTATGAAAGACACGCTGACCAAACAGGCCAAGATGGCAAAAGACGAAGCCCTAAAGGACAAGGCCCGATCGACTGGTAAGCGTCTTGATGATATGTATATGGCCGTATCTGGCCGTAACAACTCTCCTATCAACAGCAAGTTTGCATCGACAATGGCAGGAACGCGCCAGATCTTGCAGTCTGCGCAACTTGGTGCGGCTGCGATCTCAGCGGTAACAGATGT